AGGCCGACACTTGCCGTCAGCAACCTTTTTAACGTTGTATCTGGCCTTATTGCAACACTGCCCGCAGGGTTAGAAGGCGCCAAGGTTACTCGCATCAGAACGCTTGCCAAGTTCTTAGACGCGGTTAATTTTGCAAGTGGCACAAACGCCACAGCAGATCCTTCTGCCATGTTCCCGGCTGAAGTTTATTTTGTCGATCGAAAATCAGCACAGACTCGGGAAATTATTGAGTTTGAGCTTGCAAGTGTTTTTGATCTAGCTGGTGTTAGGTCGCCTAAGCGGTCTTGTCTAAACATGTGTCAATGGGTTTATAAATCCGCAGAATGTGGATACGACCCAGCAGTAGGGCCAGGCAAGACAATTGACGGGACTGTTTTTACACGGTTTAAAATAAACGACGATCCAGTTTTTTCGGACAGCGAGGACATTTGCGGCAAAAGGCTTAGCAGCTGCCAGTGCCGCTTCGGCCAAAACGCTCCTTTACCGTATGGCGGATTCCCTTCCATCGGGTCTAATTACTCATGAACTGGCGCGTAGCAGCACAAGACCACGCCAAACAATCCGCACCAGAAGAGTGCGTCGGGCTTGTTGTTGTTATTGATGGAGCGGAAGTCTATTGGCCGTGCGAAAACATAGCTGAATTTCGGCGAGATGATTTTGTGTTGAACCCTGCTGATTACGCAGCAGCGTCAGACAAAGGCACGATCACGGCAATTTTCCATAGTCATCCTGTAACGCCACCGAATCCAAGTGATGCCGACAAGGCTATGGCAGAGCAGCATGGTTTGCCTTGGTACATTTACAACCCAAGCACGAACCAATGGTCTGACTATGTTCCGTGTGGCTTCAAGGCACCTTTGATCGGCCGCAAGTGGACCTGGGGCGTACACGACTGCTGGACTCTGGTCCGCGACTGGTACGCAACACAAGGCATTTATTTGCGCGACTGGGAGCGCCCGGTCACGCTTCAAGACTTTAATTCTGACCCGTTGTTTGACCGTTGCTGGGAGTCAACAGGTTTCCGGCGTTTGAAGGATGACGAGACTTTGCAGAAAGGCGACGCATTGTTAATGCAGATTGCTGGCAAGGGCTTGAACCACTGCGCTGTTTACATTGGTGATGGCATGATCCTGCATCACCTTGGTCGGCGGCTCAGCAGTAGAGATCTCTACGGTGGCTGGCTACAATCATGCACAGGACGGCGGTTGCGTTATGCTCCGTAAAATCAAGCTGTATGGCCCGTTGGCCAAGTTTGTGGGGCAGGATGTTCTCGAGGCTGATGTCGCGTCTCCGGCAGAAGCGGTTCGGATGCTGCTTGCAAACTTTTCAGGTTTAGAAGCGCACATTAGAAAGCACAGTTATCGTATTTTCTGCGGTGATGTAGGCCTGCAAGCGGCAGAGGAAACGCTTTTTCCTACGTCAGCACCTGAGATTAGAATTGTTCCAGTCGTTGTAGGTTCTGGTGGCGGTAGAGGTTTTGGGATAGCTTTGGCTGGCATTGCGTTAATTGCGCTTTCAGCCGTTAGTTTTGGCAGCAGCGCCATTTTTGCTGGTGCGTTTAGTAAAGGTGGAGTGGGCGCACTTTTAGCAGGTAAAGCCGTTACCGCAACAGGCTCTGTAGCTTTATTCACGGTTGGCGCAGGGCTTGTTTTGACTGGAGTGTCAATGTTGTTAACGCCAATACCTGAAATGCCGAAAATAGGCGACTCGCGAGATTCTAAAGATCCACGAAACGGCTTTAGTTTTTCGGGTATTCAAAACGTTTCTCGACCTGGCGTGCCAGTCCCGATGGTTTACGGCAAAACCTTAGTGGGCAGTATTACTATTAGCGCAGGTGTTGATGTTTTCCATAGTAAGGTTGCGCCTGCGGCTCCTTCCAGTAGTGCCGCTGGCACGGTTTTTGTTTTTGACACTGATGGGAACGAGCTATGAGCATTAAGCCAAGAATTATCGGCTCTGGTGGTGGCGGCGGCGGATGCTTTACCGGCGATACGCTTGTTTCCATACCAGGCGGTCAGCGTCGGATTGACGAAATCAGGAAAGGCGATCAGGTTATTAGCTTTGACGACAAGGGCTTGACGCATAGCGCCAAAGTTCTTGCCGTTCACAAGCACGAAAACGAACCGGTTGACCGCTACACGCTCTGGGGCGGAGAGTATTTAGACGCTACACCTAACCACTGGGTCTTAAATCAATACAATGCTTTCGTCGAGATTGGAACGCTAACTTTTGACGATTGCTTAGTTGATGTTTGCAACCACCTGCGGCCAATTGTTGCCCGCGACAATTTAGGAAAGGCAACAGTTTACAACTTAACTGTTGAAGGTCGGCATACTTTTATTGCAAATAACGTCCGTGTTCACAACGCTGGTTTAGGACTAAGAATTGCCGGTTCTGGTGGTGGTGGCTCCACAGGACGTGCAGCAGCAAAGGCCGCTGGTGGTGGCTCTCGCGCACAAAAGACTGCCAAGGACAATACGTTCTCTAAACAGCACGCTTACGTTTACGACCTAATTTCTGAAGGTGAGATTGAAGGTTTTGTAAACGGGGCTGCGTCCATTTTTTTGGACAACACAAGGTTGCAAGCCCAAAACGCAGATGGCACAAAAGGGCTAGCCAACTTTGGTGACGTTGAGGTGCATTTGCGCCGTGGAACGCAAGTTCAAGACAGGATACCTTTATCCGTCGGCAGCGAAGAAGAAGTTAATGTAAGTCGGCAGATGAAATTCAACGCTTATGTGGTTGAGACAATAACAGACACTGAAGTCGATCGAGTGCGTGTTACGGTCAATATCCCTGCTCTACAAAAGCAAAATAAAAAAACTGGTGACGTAAAGGGAACGGCCGTTGCTTATAGCATCAATGTGCGTTACGGAGCGGGCACGAGAGAAGAGGTTACAAGAGAAACTATTTCGGGCCGTTCAGGCGATTTATATCAACGGTCTACTGAATTTGATTTAAACCGACCAAATGAAGACGACACAGTAGAGGTGTCACTCCGAAGGCTTACGGCAGACGCTGGCCCTAACAAGCCGCACATTCAAAATGAGACATTTTGGTCGAGCTTAACGAAAATCAAAACAGCCGCAGCTAGGTATCCAAACTCTGCAATTGTCGCGACACGTGTTAACGCTGAACAGTTTGGATCAATCCCGCAAAGAAAGTACCACATCAAAGGAATAAAAGTAAGAATCCCTAACGGGGCAACTGTTGATTCAGACACAGGCAGGGTCATTTACCCTGACAACTTCTTTTGGGATGGAACGTTCAGCGCCGCTACATGGTGTTCAGATCCCGCGTGGGTACTCTGGGACGTTTTAACGTCCACTCGTTTTGGATTTGGCGATCATGTGCTAACAGCAGCTGAAAAGGCTAACTTTACAGGCAACGCTTCAAGGCTTAGTAAGTATGACTTCTTTGCTGCGTCCAAGTACAACAACGAGCTGATCTCGGATGGATTCGGCGGCCTTGAACCTAGATTTAGCTGTAATGTTTCAATTCAAGCTGGTGAAGAAGCGTTTGAGCTAATCAACAACCTGCTTTCAACGATGCGCTGCCAGGGCTATTGGAGCGCAGGCAGTCTGGCTATTTCTCAGGATCGACCTTCTGATCCAGTCTTTTTGTTTAGCCAGGCAAATATAATCGGCGATTTTAACTATACCGGCAGCAGTTTAAAGCAACGTTCGACAGTTGTAGGTGTTTCCTACCTCGATATTGATTCTCAAGACATTCGGTATGAATACATTGAAGACCAGGAAGGCATTGCAAAGTATGGTGTTGTCCGCAAAGACGTTGAAGCGTTTGGCTGCACAAGTCGAGGACAGGCTGCACGGTTAGGCCGCTGGATCCTTTACACAGAAAAGTTTGAGCGTGATGTCGTTGGCTTTACGTGTGCAATTGATGCTGGAATCGTTGTACGTCCTGGTGACGTAATTCAGATTGCGGATCGAGCGGTGTCAGACGAGCGTCTATCTGGGCGAATAACTGCTGTAGACGGCAATACTTTTACAGTTGATAGCGCAACCGGCAACTTTATGTCGTTTGGAGCGGGGTCACTTTTAAGCGTCATTTTGCCTGACGGAAGTACCGAGGCGCGTGCAGTGACTTCTGGCGGCATTTATGTAGATGACTTGTATGTTGACGAGAGCTATTACACTGTTAATCAGTTGACAGTTGAGCAGGCTTATAGCGCGCAACCTTTAGTCAACAGTATTTGGTTGCTTGAAAAGACCGGCTTGTCGGGCGTGCAGTATGTAGCGCCCGATTATGTGCTTTACAACGAGGGCAATCAGGTTTTATATATTGAAAATGCACGCACTGGGTCAGACGTGCAGCCAACAACATGGAAAGTCGTCAGCGTTAAGGAAGAAGATGATGTAAATTACAGCATCACTGCGTTATCGCACAACCCTTCAAAATACGCAAACGTTGAAACCAACGAGCCTCTCGCAACTTTTGACGTTACAAACATAAACGAGCCTCCGGACCAAGTGCAAAACTTGCGGGTTCTCAAGGTTGAACTAGCGAGCGGCGAAACGGTACAAGAAGTTGTCACCAGTGTTAGCGGCAGAATGCTGGTTAAAATTGCTGTTGCTTGGCAAGCTTCAAAAAATGCTCAAACTTACGAGGTTTCATATCGACACGATGACGATAACGCTACTATCCAAAGGACACAAGGCACGACTCTTGATATTCCCGACGCAAAGCGGGGTAATTACACAATTTCTGTAACCCCTCTGCGAGGAATTTTGCGCGGACCTACTTCTGAGATTACTTATGCAGTA